ATTTATAAATGTATCTTAAATGGGTTTGGATTAATATCCAACCGCCATAAATTTTCCAACAGCAGCAACATTGTTTAAACCTGTTGAAATTGTTCCTCCTGTTGTTGCTCCTGTGCTTGTGTATGTTCCGATAACAATTCTTTTATTACCAAACACAGATTGTTCATCTATTGTATAACTAAATGCTATTTTTTATTTATTTTTTCTTTTTTGTTTGTTTAACTTCTTTAAAGCCCAATTCATCAATAAAATATTTTACAACAGAGTCCATTGATTTGTCATCTGAAAAATAAATACCAGACTTATGAACATTAATCATTTCTCCGTCTTTTGTATGATAAATTTGACAATCAGAAGTTTGATTAGGATTTACAAGTAACCTTGCCATTTTAACACCTCCAAAAAATTAGAGATTTATAATAAATCCCTAATTTTTCCTTGAGCATTAAATCTCGTACATACTAATTCACCAGCAGTGTAGTACATACCTTCTTTACCTAATTTTCCTGTCTCAAAGAAGTTTTGAGATTCAAAGTATTGTGTAGGTAATTTTGTACCGAATTTCAAGTAGTTTGTATTTAATAAGTAAACTCTTGATTTTGTGTCTTTTACAACATCTTTATCTCTGATAACAGGAATTCCATCAAAGGATGCAACTCTTAAACCAACATCATTACCTGCAGCAGTTTGAACACCGTTTACACCTACAGTTACTCTCATGTTTTCGTATCGTGTTTGTGTGTTTACTAACGCGTCAATGTCTCTTGCAGTGTCAAAACCTGTAATAATTACGTTTGGTCTTTCACCAGAGTTTTCTTCAATTGTATCAATTGCAGTTCGTAAGATAGCTTCTGTGATTGCTCTATCAACACCAGAATTGTGGTCAACGTAAGCATCAAATGCTGTTGAAGCACTTCTATCAAATCCGTAAATGTCTGCATCTCCTGCTGTTAATAAAGCAGCTTCTTCTGATTGTGAAGAACACACACGGTCAATAGATTCAAAGTTATCACCTGCTAATGTATCAACATCTGCTAAAAGCATTTTGTTAATATGAGCAGCGTGTTCTCTTGCCATGTATTCTCTTAAATGGTCAAAACCAATTGTATCATCTCCACCAGCGTCAAGTAATTGTTGTCTGTTTGACATATCAAATGTGTGAACAACTTCTTTCACGCTAATGTTAGCAAGTGCCCATGTTGGTTTGATTGTGTCAGGTAACACACCGTTTTCAGCAACTCCACCTGTACCTAATGTACCAGCTCTTGCTGTAATTACTCTAAACCCTGTATTGTTTAAAGGTTCTTTTGGTAACACTGAGAATGTTTTTGCTTCATTGTTTAACAATTCCCATACTGCTTTACCGTAAATTCTGTTGTATACACCCGTTGTACTTGATAACACAGGAGCATCTGCTTTCATAACTGATGCAGCTAATTCGGAAGAGTGTGGTCCGTATGCTGCTTCAACTAAATCATTAATGTTTTTAAATTGTACCATTTTCTTTATTTAAATTTTGCCTCTAATTCTTGTTTTTTTAATTCTCGAATTTTTGCACCTAATTCTGCAAAGTTAATTCGTCCAGACTTTGACATTTCTTCTAATGCTTTATTTAATTCAGCTTCAACGTCTGCTTTTTTTACTTCTTTTTCTTCAGGAAGTTCAGCTTTAACTACTTTGGAAGGTTTCAAAGACTTTTTAAGTTCCTCTAATTCTTTTTTAATTTTAGAAACTTCATCTTCTTTGTCTTCTTCCTCTTCTTCTTTTTCTTCTTCCTCAGCTTCTTCTTCCTCTTCTTTTTGTTCCTCAACTGGTTCTTCTTCAGAATCTCCTCCAGCAATTTTTTCTTCAATCATGTCTAATCTTTCATTAATTGAAGCAATTGCATCAGCTAATGCTTGCATAGCATCATCGTGTGACGGAGCTTCTTCAGAAGGTTGAGCCTCATCAACTTTTTCAACTTCTTCTGTTGATGGTTCAGTTTTTTTGATTTCTTCTTTTACCATATTTTCTTCACCTTTTGCAAGTGTGTTAATTTGTTCAAATGTTGCTTCCTGATTTCCACAACGTTCAACCAAGGAAAATTCATATCCTATAAGATTTCTAAGGATTGTATTCCCTTCGTCATCAACATCACGTGTATATGACTTCCCACCAATTGACAAACCTTCGTACTTACCTTCTTTGATACCCTTCCAAACCTCTTCATCTTCTTTATAGTGATTAAAGATTTTTCCAGTGATAAGTACTCCCGGTTTTCCGTTTTTCATTTCTGGACGCCACGATAAACCTTTACCAATGTTCCTATTTGTATGTTGATACATGATAGGCGCACCACGGTCCATCCAAATGTCCATGATTTTATATATTTCTTCAGCGGGAATTATTTCACCATGTCTGTCTTTGACTTCAACTGAACCCCAGCAAGTAAATTTACGCATATCGTCTGAAAAAACGATGTCGTTAAATTTAAATCCTTTCATAATGTTATATTCTTCTGTCATTTTTTACTTTCTCTACTGCGGGTTCTAAGAATGGTCTTGGTTCAGTTCCATTCTTTTTTATATCTTGAGCTATTGCCCATGATATTCTATTTATATCTTTTTCATCGTTTGCGATACCTTTACGTTTCACCCAACCTTTAATAGATTCAACAGGTGGCATACTACCAGGTAATCTACCATACTCAATTGAATCAGCGTAGGGTGTATTGTAAATTATAGTTTTATTGAGAAAACTTCTGTTAATGTTTCCTGACTTTAACAGAGTTCCCTCGTCAACTATTTGTTTATCTACGATGTTTTGTTGGGAATTTGCGAATATCTCGTCAGCTATTTCGTCAAGTTTTTCGTCAATAAGTTTGAGAATTTCATCCTTATTAACACTTAACTTAAACGCAGCCATATTCCCTTGTAATAAAAAATAATAATTTTTAATATTATAAATGTATCTATCTATAATATATTATAATTTGAGAAATAAATTCACCATCACCTAAACCATGAGGAATGATTGCAAGCTTTCCAGCTATATAATAATTATCGTTTATGAACATTTCATCTGTAATTTGGTGAACATTTTTAGGATAAAAAACATTTATATCGTTTTCAATATTAGAATCAAGTATTTTTTCATCTAACATTGACTTAATTTCAACACGTATATTGCTTTTCACATTTCCAGCAATGACACCGATCTTTAATATTTCCCCATTTATATCAATTACTTGAGGTTTATCTATTTGTTGTAATGACTTAAATTTAATTTCCATTTTTATATCCTCTCTCCTGTGTATATTACTTTTTTATAATATATCTCATTAGATACATCATCATAAAATTCAACGTATCTGTATCCAGATTCTCCTGTACCCCATGTTCTTAATATATGTAATGTCATTTTTACGGTCTATCTATCCTCCCCTGTGCTTTTATTTTAAAATCTGTTAATTGTGTCAAATCATCTTGAATTAACACCTCAATCTTTTGTAATGGGTCATTACCGTTAAGTTCAACAACAACATGCAAATCTGTAAAATTAAAAATACCATCCAACCCAAACTGTCCAAATTTTGCTTTATTTGTGTATTTAACACCGTCTGTATCAAGTTTTATATCAGCATTGTTTTTCCAGTTGGTAAAAACAATAGTACGACCAGATTCGGTTGTAGCTCTAAAGGAAACCCCATTTGTAAGTTCTGGGATACCACCAAATAACCCATCATCCATTTCCAAATTATCAACGATAGAAACAATAAATCTTGTTAATTGCCACACAAAACCAGTCATAGGAGTTATCTCAAAAATAACAGGAGACGACAACGTACCTAAAACATTCATTGACGATGAAACTTTTTCAACAGTTGTTTGAGATGCTAAATATTGAAACCCAAGTGGTCTATCTAATGTTAAAACATTTCCAGAAACATTAGTAATTCTTGGAATACCAATCTCTGCAAATGGTGGTGACTCAATTTTAATTTCATCACCAATAGAAAACCCTACAGAAGATGTGACTGTTATATATGTGTCTCCTTGGTTAGCATCTACTGAAAGTGTTGTTATTGTTCCGCTTCTATTAATAAAAAGTTCATTAATAGTTTGTTTATGTACAAACGTTTGATTAACTCGTAAAACATTTTCTTTTGCCGTTAAAGTTGTTGGAAGTCCAGTTACAATATCATTTGTCTGTAACTCAGCAGATATAGTTGAACCTGTTACATCAACTTTATCTGTCGCAAATGTTAAATTTCGGATATCTAAGTCTGTTGACGTAACATCAATTGGTAAAGGAAATGAAGTGTTGATACTTCCGTCAGGATTTACTTTTACAACGTTTGTACCATCTGTAAGTACAGTTCTTTTTGCATTTCTAATTTCATCATGCTCATATGCAGAAACTTCACGTATATTTCTTTTTGAATGTGTCATCTTATGACCTCACTGCTATAAATGTATGTCTCGTATTAGGGTGAGTTATAGGTGCTTGTTCGTTTACAACCCATTTAGGGTTAAATTTTTTTGTTTCCTCTTTAATAATATTAACATATTCATCCCACGTTACACCATTTTTTGTTCGTTCAACAACTCTCTTTGAAACTTCTGATGTTCTGTTATCGTTTGGGCCAATATGTTTATATTTATATTCAACACCTGTTTTTTCATATTGAACCTTACGAGCAGCAACACTAATTTTAGACGTCTCAGTTCTTGCAATAGTCCTTAATCTACCTGTACTTTCTTTAAGCGTACTTTGTAACTCTTTCGTAAGTTGGTTAATTGTGAAACCTTTCTCTTTATCGTATGCGTTGGTGATAACTTCTTTTAACTTATTACTCATGTCATCTGTTAAACCAGCAAACGCTTTTCTATATATTGGATCTCGTTTCAAAGCTTCTATAACATTTCTATCTTTCTCTGTTAAGGATAACTTTTCACCAACTTCTTTCTCTACTAACTTTTTAGATTTATTGTAAATCGCTTTAATCATGTTTGCCGATTTAGCATTTAATCGTTTCTCAAAATTTTTTGAAACCTTATCAACAATGTTTTTAAGTTCTTTCTCTGAAGGTTTCTTACTCAAATCTAATTGTTTTAAAATTGCTTTAAGTTCTTTTTCTAATGCTGTCTCAAATTGTTTTACATCTTTCTTTGGTAGCTTAGACGCTTTACTTAACTTTACTGGTGTCTCAACAATTACATCAGCCTTTTCGTTTTGAAAAGGTATGAAAGGTTCAGCTGTTTGTTGTAACTTTACTTCACCTTCCTTATATGAGAAAGTACCATCTCTTTCAAGTGATGTTTTAATTCCAAGCTCAGCAAACGCTTTTGCGATTTGAGCATCTTTAAGTTTAAGTTCTCTCTCATGCATGTCATCTTGTTCTTCTGACGGATTTAATGTAACTTCAATTTGGGTTAAACCCATGTTAGTTTTGAAAATGAAAGGTAGGACTTTATCATTATAAACCCTTTGCCCCATCTCAACCCCACGGTTTGTTACAGTAATTTGTAAACCTTCGTTGTTTAGCCCACCTGCTGTGCTTACATCATTTTGAAATATTGGAGAAACATTATATAAGGCACCAATCTGTTGTCTAATCTCATTACGAACCTCTGTATATTGCATCTCTTGAAGATTGTTCATGAAATTAATAAACTGTGCTGGGTTAGAACTTTCTGTTTGACATATGACAGGATGAACTTCGTGAGGGTTTTTACGAACCTTCTCAATAAATTTATTCCACATAGCTAAAAATGATTTTGTGTTTGATGTATTAACCAAAAATAAACCTTTAGGAACTTTGTTACCAGAATAATATTGTCTGATATAATAATCTTGGTTCATTAAAATCATTACTTTATTGTATAAACTGTATAAGTTTGAAAACCCGTATCCTCTTGACGGTCTATATTTAGAAACATGTAAAACTTCGTTCCTATCATAATATAAGCAATCGTTTTTTCCATCACCTGTTACAACCTTAAAACACGCTCTTAAACGTTTTCTACCTTGCTCATCATATTCTTCTGTGTGTAACATACTACGGTTATGCAAATCAAAATACACTCTCTCACCTTCATCATTATATCCAAGTCGTAACCTTTTATCCATAACTTTCATACACGTTAAAGGGTTTAATCTAACAACTTCAGAAATTTCACCACCAATAATTTCATCGTTATCATTTAAAAAATAATTTTTAGCAACATAAAGATATGCGTTATCAAACACGTTTAAATCTTCCTCAATTTCCATAAGAACATCTAATAATCCCTGACCGCTGTTGTTTGCTTTATAAATTAATGCTTCAGCTTTTTTCTTTTGGTTCTCTGAAGCATCTTCGCTCAACGCTTCAATGTTAAAACCGTTTCTAAATATTTCAATCTTCAAAGAATTAAACACGTTTCTAATGATATCTGAATATAAAGAAATATCATATAAGTCAAGTGGTGTTATCTTTGACGATAAAACATGCATTGGTGGTAAATTTTGACTATCACTATAATACATGTCTTCAGGAATTGAGTAGTTAGAAATAGTTTTTAGTTCCTCTAATCCCTTCTTTGCTTCTTGTAACTCCTCAGTTTTTACAACCTGGTAACGCTTAAAAATGTCTAAAAATCCCATTATAAATAAAGATATTACTTTTAGATTTTATAAATATATCTTTATTTTTTCTTTAAATCCTCTTTAATTCTTAAAAACTGAGCCTTCCAATCTAAAACATCTTTACGTTCTTTTTTAATGTTTTCAAGTTGTTTATCACATGTTCGAAAATCTCTTAACACGTTTAACTGCTCAAACTTACGTTTTGTCTCAGGGTCTTTCAAAAACTCTGCAAATTTATCTAACTCCTCAATGTCAAATTTTTTTACTTCCTTGTTTAACTTTTTCTTTTTTTCTTTAACTCCTCTTTCTTCTTTGTCAAGTCTTTCAATTTCCTTTCGAACACTCTCGTTCAAAACTTTGTCAACGACGTCAGGACTTACTCCATCTTCAATTGATGTTACACTAACTTTGTTACCAGAACCATTTATACCTATTTGTGTTCGGATTAACTTTAATGTTCCGTCTTCATTTATCTCATGACTTCTAATTGTTTTTGTCTCGATTTCTTTTTCCATTTTCGTATTCCATGCGTATGAATATTTGTTTTAATGTTTTCTCAGTTACTAAAACTGGCTTAACCAACTTTTGACCATGTCTCTTTAATAAGTAATAACCAAAACCCCTTGAAGAGTTGTTAAATATAAGATACACAACTTCCCTGGGGGTTGAATATACTTTTACACCTTTCCTTAATATATCCCGAACCCTCATACTTCATTGTATAATTAAATATATAATATCTATATTTATAAACTTTTCCATTAAAAAGCTATATCAAGCGAAGGTGCAAGGTCAAATTCTTCAACAAAACCAACTTCAAAATACATCCGCATCATTAGTGCGTCTGAGTAGTCTGGTGAACGTCCAATGTTTTCCTTAATAAGTTCTTTACCAATAACTGCGAGTTTTCCATCCTTGTCAGGATCTTTTTGTTTCTGTTGTTCTAAATCTTGTATGAGTTTTTCTTTGATGTCTGGGTCTTCACAATTTACGTAAACTTTGTTACTTTCAACAAATTCTGAAAGTTTGAAGTAACATTGTGATTTAAGATTAGCATAATTTTCTCCACACAATGGTCTGCTATTATTAACGAAACCAACACAACCCTCAAGCTCATCTACTAATCCACCGCCAACACCATCCTCATCTATAACTATATGACTTCTTGGAACTGAATATTTTTCTGATAATTCAAGAATTGTGTTTTTAATTTGAGTTGTTAAACTTAAATCATATGAAATAATCTTCTCAACCCTTAAACCGTTCCATAACATTATAACACATTTATCACTTCCTTTACGAGCAACATCACACGACAGATATTTTTCGCCACCTTCAACAAACGTGTTTGTAAACATGTTTAAAATGTTATCGTATGTAAACAACTTACCAAGGTCATCATCATATTCCCAGTTTCCCTTAAGCAATCTTTCCTTACTAATTTTATCAAGTTTCTTTAAATTTTCAATATAATGTGGCGATATATTAGGGTTATCTGTAACTAATGATGGTATAAACACTTTATCTTTTTTAAGTTGTTGTTGTTTCCAAGGTTTATAAAAATCACTATACATCCAATTCTTCGCAGGGTTAGATGTGATTAAAAGCTTGGGAATAAGATTAAATTCATCTAACTTATACCTAAGTCTCGACAACACAATGTTTTTTGCTTTCTCTGTAACTTGTGACGCTTCATCTATAAAAGCACCTGTGTATTCTGTACTTCCAAGACTGTCAAAGTTAGGATCTGACGGATAATGAAATAAATCTTTAAGCACAACTTCTGAACCGTTGTTAAATTTTATAGTTCCTTCAATCATATTATATTTTACAATATTATTCCAACGCAACGTTGATATAATTTCCATGAACGTTTTAAGTGTTGACTCTTTAAGAGCTTTCAAAACTGCACGTCCCATAAGCCATCTACTACCGGGATATTTCATGCAATTGTTTATAATCCACAATGAACCCAAGAAGGATTTACCACCCCCAGCAGCACCTCCGTAAAGTATTTCGTTTGTTGTTTTATCATGAAGATACTTCCATGCTTCTTTCTGTTTCTTACTCAGTTTTATCGTTACTTTCTCCATCATCTATATCTATAACATCGTCAATTGTCGCATCAATAACTAACTGTCGTTCAACCTCAAGTTTAATGTTTTCTTGAGCTTTTGCTTTAAGATGGAACCTTTCAAGAAAATCTGTTTTTTCTTTCATAATTTTCATAACCATCTCAGCGTTCTTTCTATATTCTTCAGAACTCTCTGAACCTTCTAAGAGGGATGCTGCTTGTTGAAACATTCTGTTAAACATGTTTTGAAATTGTATTGTAGTTTTTTCAATAGCTTCAGGTTTAACTTGTTTATATGCTCTCTCGATCCAGTTAAGTATCGTTGGATGCGAAACATCATATTTCTTTTTAAGTTCGTTTGGGTT